CGGAGATGTGTATAAGAGACAGAGCTTATTGAAGTCGTCCCAAAGAAGACACTACAGAAGAAGATGGAGAAACAAACATAAGAAAGTCGAGAAGATGATAGAGCCATATGTCATGAAGATCGTGGATAAAGCTATCGAAAACAAGTCTTTAGTTTGTATAGACAATGTATCAACAGGTCACAAGAACGGTAGCTTTGGCCAAGATAAGATTATCTCCATTCTACAAAAAAAGTGCGAAGACTTGAACATACCATTTTACGGAGTTCCGACATTCTACACCTCACAAATGTGCAATAGTTGCGGACATTGCGACGAGGGCAATAGAGACGGTAACGATTTTGAGTGTCTCTCCTGTGCTCACACAGACGTATCTCATCTAAACGCAGCAAAAAACATTAGAGATAGAGCATTGCTATTCTATGAGAACAAAGTTCCCTTTTCGATGTACAAAGATAGTGAAGAAAATGTTCTGAAAAAATATGGGGGCTAGACTTCCCAACATAGTAAGTTCGCACCTTATCTATAAAGTCTAGAAGACACAAGTGCGTAGGTCTCTCCATTACCTAATACGATATGTTATGATGTTCATAATCGTAAAGTGGAGCAATGACAAAACATCATGGAGTTAATATGAAAATCAGAGATTTAAATAATGAGGTTCATACGTGGAAGCTTAGCGGCTACGTTGTGGCTGCAAATGATATGCGTCCACGCTCCAAACTTCATCTGGCGGCGAGGAAATTGCTCATTGAGCTTTTTCCCACCGTTCAGGTGCTAGAGGAAGTTCTTGCTCCATTGACTAGATATGAAAAATCATATTTTGACTTTTATATAAATACTCTTAAGCTCGCCGTAGAGGTGCACGGTCAGCAACATTATAAATTTAATTCTCTTTTTCACACCTCAGCACAAGATTTTGCAAATCAAAAGAAAAAAGACCGGCGAAAACAAGAGTGGTGCGAGTATAATAATATCACATACGTTGAACTACCATACAATGAAGGCATAGATAAATGGAGATTAAGAATACAGCAAAGGAACGACTAGATCAGGTAGAGGCCGTACTAGATGAGTACGAGGGCAAATTAGGAATAGGTAGCTACTCTGAAGACTTTCACGATCAGTCTGTAAAAAAGTACATGTCTATGCCACGACAGCAAATGGAGAAGTTGACTGTTGAAGAGTGTGCGGAAGCAGCCCTTCTTCTCGGAGGCTTTTCTTTTTATCTGCAAAGGTCTTATAATAGAGAAGTAGCTAGAGTTAATTGGGCGACCTCAAACCTTAAGAAAATGATTTCGGGTAAGGAGCAGCAATATAGCGGCTCATGGGACAGTCAGTATTATCAAGCGATTAAAGAAGATGGGTATGCAAGTAAGCTAGACAACATTAAAACATATGCCCAGCAGAGGGCTGATAGACTAACCTACCTAGCCACTTCTGTAAAAAACCTAAGCGACCTATACATTAACCTTCAGAGATCGAAAATAAATAGACATGGATAAACAACAGCTAAAAGATCTACTTAAACAATTCAGTGAGGAAGAGATTCGTGATGCTTTGGGCGATGAAAAGAAGAACAAGAATAGACGTCGTGGAAAAGGCAAGAGAAAAAAGTCTAATAACAATAAAAGACCTCAAGACAATTTTGAAAATAAGTTTGACGATATCATATCTACTATTAGACTTAGCCCAGAAGAAGCAGAAGAACTAAAGGAGGCTGAAAAGTCAGACAAGGGAGCAGAAATGAACCCGAACAGAGGGAAACGTGGATCAGCAGAAAAAAAATCGTTTCGCTGCGCAGCATGCGGAAGAGACTACAAGATGTTTCCATCTCAAGTCTTCAACAGAGAACGATGGAAGTGTAATCGTTGTATAACGGGCGGTAAATAATATGTTAAATGATCTACCAGCAGAAAGAGCAATTCTAGCGGGCATATTTCGATATGGAGCAGAGGCTTACTACGATATCTCAGATATCGTCAGCGAATCTTCCTTCACCGATGAATCTAATATCGTTCTTTTTTCATGTATGAAACATGTATTAGAAGCTGATGATAGCATCTCCTTGGACGCACCCACCATGATGTCTGCCTCAAAAGAGCTTGGGTTTTCAGACTTCTTCAATACACAAGAAGTGCAACACATGTCTTCGGTGATTAAATTTCCCGTGCTTCTGGAGAATGTTCGTAGGTTTGCAGCAAAAATACGTAAGCTAGAGATAGCTCGAATGATGTATGATCAGTTGGACCTAACTAAGCAGAAATATCTTGATATCAAGGGCGACGAACCTATCGCAAAAATCCTAGGGATAGCTGAGGATGCGGTCATGGACGTTACCTCTGTCATCGCCGGAGAAGACGAATCGCCAACGAAGATGTTTGATGACGTTGAAGCTCATTTAGACGAACTTGCAGAGGAGTGTGTCGATCAGATAGGGGTTCCAACAGGATTTCCAAGATATGACTTTGCCATTGGAGGGGGTCTTAGAAAAGGAACTGTGAACGTTATTGGAGCACGACCAAAGACTGGCAAGACCCTACTGGCAGACAATATGGGAGTGCATATTGCAAAGAGCGGTATTCCAGTTTTAAATCTAGATACAGAAATGAGAAAAGAAGATCATCAGCATAGAATGATGGCTATGCTGTCCGGAGTTCCCATAAATGATATTGAAACAGGAAAGTTTGCAGACGACCCGGCTACTAGAAAAAAGGTGACGGACGCTGCTAGAGAGATCAAGGACATACCATATTACTTCAAGACCATTGGAGGGGCTGCTTTTGAAGAGCAGGTGGCAGTCATGAGAAGATGGATTAGCAGGGTCGTAGGATTAAATGATAAGGGAAAGGCAAATGACTGCGTAATTATTTACGATTACCTTAAACTTATGGACTCAGCCGAGATTAAGGGAGACATGAAGGAATTCCAAATACTCGGTTTTATGATAACAGCCCTGCATAATCTGTCTCTTAAATATGAGGTTCCTATTCTGACATTCATTCAACTGAATAGAGACGGGATAACAAAAGAAAGCACAGATACTGCATCTGGTTCCGACAGAATTATCTGGCTTTGCTCTAACTTCAGTATCTATAAGCATAAGTCGGATGAAGAGATCGCTAAGGACGGCCCAGAAAACGGCAATAGAAAACTGGTTCCCCTTATAGCCAGACATGGAGAAGGACTTGAGTATGGAGACTATATCAACGTAGAACTTACAGGGAAGGTTGGCAAGGTAACAGAAGGTCAAACTGCCTTTGAGCTGGATAGCGGAGTTAGTGTCACTGAAGAAGGAGAGCTTTTTAATGGTTCAGAAGATGTCGCATTCTAAACAATATGATTATGCCAAAGTACGAACGCTAGCTAAAATATCTGGCCAATATATAGATCAAATATATTCGTATTTTGGAATGACTATAGCATACAGAAATGATATATTGATGAAGTCTGTTTGTCCCATACACGGAGGGGACAATCCGACAGCGCTCAACTTTTACCCCAATGGAGAGTTCAAGGTACACTATAAGTGCAGAACTCATCAGTGTGAGGAAATATTTGGCAACGGAATGATAGACCTAATGAGAGGGATTTTGTCTAGGGTCAATCATGGGTGGGAAAAGGAAGGAGATAAGGAAGCAACCTTTAAAGAATCGGTAGACTTCCTCCTTAAGTTTTTAAAGAAAGACTTCAATTCTCTCGAATCTGATAATCATAACGTAGAAAAGCTTCACTTTAATAATCTAGTAAACACCCTAAGCTCAGAAGCTGCTAAGAAAGGCGGTATCACTCAGAAAATATATAGAGACAGAGTGGAGGTCCCCTGTAAGTACTACTTGGACAGAGGTTTTTCACAGAAGGTTCTTGAGGACTATGATGTAGGATATTGCGACACACGCAATAAACCTATGTACCAGAGAGCTGTAGTTCCCATCTATGACAATAGTCACGAGTTCATAGTTGGATGCACAGGGAGGAGCATATTTGAAAAGTGTTCATCTTGTAATAATTATCACAATCCTGAAGAAAAATGTCGTCATTTTCCTAAATGGATGCACAGTAAGGGCTTCCAAAAAGAGAAATGGCTGTATAATTATTGGGTAGCAAAGGATGAGATATCTAAAAGTGGTGTTGCAATCCTTGTTGAGTCTCCGGGGAATGTCTGGAGACTTGCTGAGGCCGGAATACATAATGTGGTTGCTATATTTGGAACCGCATTTAATAACGATCAAAAGAATCTACTAGATGAGTCTGGGGCATTGTCTCTTATTTGTCTTATGGATAATGATGACGCAGGCCAGAAAGCTGCGAAAAAAATAGAAGAGCAGTGTGGAAGGCTCTATAGGATTTACTTCCCAAGTTTCGATGCAGCAGATATTGCAGAATTAAATGTGGATACTGTTACTTCAGATATTAAACCCTTTATTGAAAACGCTATGAACGTTTACAAGGAAATTTAAGATGCCCAGAAAAGATGTTAAAAACTACGCTGTCAGCTATCTATGGCATAAGGCAATTGCAGACCAAGAAAAAGCCAAACTATCTATTGAGCTACTCACCAATAACGCTGCCGGAATTGGAGACCACTCTACTGGAGATTTTCACAAAAATCTAGATGAGGCTCTAGACCTTCTTGTAGACGCCCTAGATCGCTTAGAAGTCCTAAATGACCTATATCCAGACTTTGATAACTAAAAGGGGAACAGATGACTCAAATACTTGGGTTCGCTGGAAAAAAACAAAGCGGTAAAAATACTGCTTGTAACTACATTATCGCGCTTAAGCTGGCTGAACTTGGCATAAGTAGAAAGACTAGACTGTCCAAAAGTGGAGAGGTCGAGGTGACTGATATATTCGGAGAGACAGTAAAGGGTCAGGAGTGGTTTAGTTTTACTAATAAAAATTTAAATGTAGACAAGCTATTTAATGATAATCTGGGTAAGTTTGTAAAAATATATGGGCTTGCAGATACCTTAAAAGCTGTCTCTTATACACATCTCCGAGCCCACGAGACGGACTCCTATCTCGTATGCC